TCCCGGCCCTTGCGCACCCGGCGCACGTACAGGCGCAGGGCGAACCAGATGCAGTTGCTGCGGGACATGGATCACCTCTGCACCCCCGTCAGCGTGTCATAGGCTCGCTCGCAGGCGGCGCCGGCGGCTGCGGCCCGGTCAGCGTAGTCGCCCAGCTCGACAAGTCGCGCTCCACACCGGCCGAGCACGTCGGAGAGCACCAGTCCGGGGCTGGCGGCTGGCGTGCCTCCATCGGCAGCGGCGGCAGGCGGGGCTGCGCACTCGGCACCGGCACGGGCGGCCGCGTCGCGCAGCCGGACAGCAGCAGCATCAGCACGCTGACGAGCAGCAGCAGCAACGCGAGCCTGCTCGCGTGCCGCTCGAGCCAGGTCATCAATCGCTCGAACATGGCGAGCCTCCGTTTCTCGTGCGTCCTGCTCGGCCCGCAGCGCGGCCTGCGTGTACGCGGCGCGCAGGGCGTCCAGTTCGGCCTGGGCGTGCGAGGCGCCCGTGCGGTAGCCTGCCGCGAACACCGCCGCCGCCGCGATCGCCGCGCCGATCAGGTACAGGTGCATCACGTCCAGCCACCCCTGCGCTGTTTCCACCGCCAGTACACCGTCGTGCCGCCCGTCACCAGCAGCACGACGCCCAGCACCGCGCCGGGTGAGACGCCGAGCGCGCCGGCCATCTCGACGGCATCCTTCAACACCGGGCGGACGCTATCGAATGCGCTGCCGGCCAGTGCGAGCGCGCCGGTGGCGAGCGTGACGACGCCCGACTGCTGGATCGGCGACTGGACGAGCGACGACTCGCTCACCACTGCCTGCGGCATGCGCACCGCTTCGTCATCGCGCAGGTACAGCGCCGCCTCGGCCGCGCGGCGGCTCGTGAGCCCGGGCAGCTCCACCAACGCGCCGTTGACGCGCGCCTTGTTCCACAACGAGAACGCCCGCGCGGCGGCTTGCGTGTCACCGGCGTTGTGCAGGCGCAGCACGCTTGAGCGGCGCAGACCCTCGAGGCCGATGTTGTAGGCCAGGCTCACCAGTGCACCCAGCTCGTTCGCCGTCGCCGGACGGGTCAACATGTTGCGCACCTGCCCCGTGTAGTGCGTGAGCGAGTCGCAGAATCGCCGGTCGGCTTCCTCCTGCGTCCACACAGTCTCTGGGCCAACGCCGTCCGTCTCGCCCCATCCGCACGTCCACACGCCGGCGGGGCAGCGGTAGGCCGTCAGTCGGCACCCCTCGCGCTCGGCGATGAGCGCGACAGCCTCCCGAGTGATCGGCCACGGAAGCGACGGGTCAGGGAGTTTCATGCGGCACCTCAGCAGTGATCGCCCTTGGGGTCGAACGGATCGAGCATGTGGTCGCAGATCCACTCAGCCCACCGGCGGCGCCAGTGGTCGTGACCGCGCATGTACCTGTTCAGGCGCGACGTGAACAGGTGCTCACCGGCTCGCGGCAGGTCGGCGAACATCACGGTGCCGACGATGTACTGCAGCACGACGTCCATCGCGTAGCCCACGACGACCACCGGCAGCGCCACCCAGAACAGCACGGAGTTTCGTGGCAGCCGGCCGGCCAGGTGGGCGCGGTACAGGCCCATGACGAGGATGTAGGCCAGCCAGCAAACGTAGATGTAGACCAGTGCCAGGCCGGCGAACTTGAGTGCGTCGAGCATCATTCCCCCTCGTCGTCCCAATGCCGCCGCTTCGGCCACGGCTCAGGCGTAGGCAGTGTCAGGCACTGCGACGCCGGGATGTAGTAGACGCAGAACGCGGGCGTCCAGAACGCATCCAGTGAGCCATCCATCATCGACGCGCCGTACGCCGGGATTGCGGCCATGTACCGTGCGCAGTGACCGCGCATCGGGCAGTGCTGGCTCGGCTCGCAGCGCGCCACGGCCGCCGACAGTTGCACGCGATCACTGCGGGGCTGCACGCGCTCGCTCACGGCGCTACTCCATCTGCTTCAGGCGCGAGATTTCGCCTCGCAGATCGATGATCTCCGCGCGCAGCTCGCCGTTTTCCGTCGTCAGCAGCGCCACCTGCCGCGTCAACTCGACGATGTGCAGCTGCAGCTTGTGCAGCTCTTCGGTCAGCGTCATGCGCTGCTGGTGCAGGCGCTCAAGCTCGGCGTGTAGTTGCTCGACGATATCCTGGCGCGCCCGGTACTCTGCGGTAGTGGCATCCGCCGCAGCGATGTTCGTGCCGTCCTGCCGCCAGCGCACCAGCACCTGGCGCAGCCCATAGGCGATGCCGACGATCGCGGCAACGGCTGCGCCGATGTACCCAGCGTTGCTGGCGTGGTTCTGGATTTCTTCCACGGCAAGGCGCTGGCCTTACAGGCTGGCGGTGTAGCTGACGTTCAGAGTGTCACCGTTGGACACGGATCGGTCGCCGCCGGTGAACAGGCCGGCGCTGTACAGCGCGCCGCTGGTGTTGCCCACCGTGGTCGTCGGCGCCGTGCCGCCACCAGAGCGAATGAGCTGGAAGGCACCCTTGATGGTGTCCGTGGCCAGCATGCTGAACGACACGCTGCTCGACGTAGCCAGGCTTCCACCGCTGGCGGTGCCGTAGCTCGGCGTGCCACGCGCCGCGGCGGTGCCGCTGGGCGCCTCGTTCCAGCCGTTCGCCGGCGATCCGCCGCCGTTCGCCGTGATGTTGGCCGCCGTGTTGCCAGCAGCAACGGACGAATAACCGGTGTCCTCGATCAGGCCGATGACGTTGGATGCCGTGTACGAGCTTCCCTTGAGCAGGTGCGTGAGCGCGGCGTTCTTGCCCTCGGTCGTGACCAGGTTGTGCACAGTGTCGATCCAGCGCAGCTCGAGCGGCATGCGGCGCAGGTCACGGCGCAGGCGCGCGAGCAGGGCCGCCGGCACGACGATGCTACGGTCGGCCTCCAGGCGCGCCACGTGGTCGCGCAGGCCGATGTACTCGGCCAGCAGGTGCGGCGGCGGCGCCCAGCAGCTGGCTGCGTACACGCCTTCGGCGCGGGCGTGCTCGGTGAGTACGGCGTGGCGCTCGATCATGGTGTCGGCGCTGGCGCGCGCCGTGGCGCGCTCGCTGTGGCTGAGCAGGTGCATGGTCAGGCCCCCTCGCTGGGTGTTTCGGGGATCGCTTCGAGGTCCGCGTCGGCGAACCAGGCGCGCACGGTGACGTCGCCCTCCGTCCACTCGACCAGGCTCTCGGGCGCATCGGTGTCGGGGTCGATGCGCTGGTCAACGACGACGCGCCGCTCGATGATGGGGGCGCGCAGGCGCACGCACGTGCCCTTCTTCATGGGTGTCCTTTCTGCGTCCGCGACGCTCGTGGTCGCATGCAAGCATGCGCGCCACAGGCGGAACTATCTGCGGAACTACAGCGACGCGCGTGCGCGAACCTGCCGCACGTAGCGCACCGACACGCGCTCGGCGCGCGCAATCTGCTGGACACTGTGTCCCGCCTGCAGCGCCGCCAGGATGCGGGAGTGACGCTGCGGGTCGCGTCGCACCGGAACCAGGGTAGGTTCCCCACCGTTCACGTAGGCCCGCTCGCCGGCAATCATGCCCACGAAGGCACGCAGCTCGCACACCCAGGCGTCGCGCAGATGGGGGCGCACCTGCTCAGGCAGTTTCGGGTCTCTGGCGAGCCGCTCTGCCGACGACTGAATCAGCTTGTTCAGGAGCGACTCGCGCGGCACGCTGTCACCTCATCGTATGCGCCCAATGGCGCGGATGCGCCGCCGCGCACCGGGCGTGACGGCGGGCGGCTCGTCGGCCTCGACGGCTTGCGCCTGCTCGTGCGGTTCCTCCGGCGGCGGCTCCATGAACAGGTCGCGGTTGGCCGGCTGCACCGCCTCGGCGATGCGCTCCCACTGCGCGTCGCTGCGCACGTGCAGATTCAGCATGTGCGTGCAGAACAGCGCATAGACGGTGCAGTCCAGCGCTTCGTTGCGCGCCCTGCGCGTGTTCACCCAGCGGTACTGCAGGCCGCGCGCGGTGCGCACCGGAATCCTGCTTTCGGCCGTCAACTGGTTGTAGAACTCCGGTGGCAAGTCCCGGCTGAAGTGCACATAGCCTGGCCCAGGCTGCGTCACCCGCAGGCGCCCGTAGAGCAGGTCTTTCGCGGTGTCGGTGCCAACGTACCACAGGCGAACACCCCTTTTCAGCACTTTGCCGCGCCAGTTCACGTCCTGCACGGTGCCCTTTCCTTTGATGGGCTTTCCGGGATGCTCTTCGCCCTTCACCGCGAACACGTGCCGGCGTTCCCGCACACGCGCGTAATTGTAGGCCTGGTGCGTGAAATGCCCGCCGGTGTCAATGGCGGCTGCGGCGATCTTCAGCGTGGTGCCGCATTCGTGCTGAAACACCAGGTCGAGGTACGGGTCGAGCGTCGTCTCCCACTGCCGCTCGTCCGCCGGGTTCGCGTGCAGCACCGAGTAGTCCACGCACCACATCTCCTCGCCGCGCCCGATCGCCCAAGTCACCACCTCGAATCTGTCGTCCTGCACGTCGATTCCGGCCACCAGCACCAGGCCACCTCGAGGCACGGTGAAGCGCCGGTAGTCCTCCGCGCGGCGCATCAGGGCGTGCTCGTCAGCCTTCTCGAACACCTCCTCCCACAGTTCGCCGAGCGTCTCGTTGACGAACGTCATCAACGGCCCCTGCTCGCCCGTCTTGGACTTGGCCGTCGCCTGCAGGAACTCCCGCACGATATCGGCCCATGTGCGCTGCGGGCTGTAGGCGGCCCACACGTGGAAGGCGACGTGGCGAGGCGGCCGGCGCGGCTGCCCCATCGCGTCGCGCCACACGGCGTCCTGCCCGTAGCGGTAGTTCCCGCAGCGGCTCACCCAGGCGCCGTCGGCCCACACTCGCAGGTAGTCCGCCTGCACGATGCTTCCCCGGCAGTGCGGGCAAACGTGGCGAACGCTGTTCACATCGTCGCCGTCCCACTTGAAGCCGTGCTCTACCTTCGGGCTGCCAAACTCGAGAGGGTGCTCGGCCTGACAGTGCGGGCACGCGATCATGTAGCGCATGAACGCATCGGCATTGGCCTCGCGCGTCTCGACGTGATCCAGCCCCTTGACGCGCGGCGTGCTGCCGACGATGAGCTTGGGGAACGAGGCCTCGTCGAGCATCGCCACCGACACCGTGATGCGCCTGTACGCCCGCGCTGCCTTGCCGCCCAGCGTATGCAGCACGCTGCCAAGAAACTGCTTGAGCTTGAGCGTGTCCTCCTTGCCGCTCAGCAACACCGGCTTCATGGCCGCGACGTCGCGCAGCATCGGGTCCACCTCGGCCTTGACGAAGCTGTCGCGGTCGTCGTCGGTGGGCTGCCACAGTGCCTGCTTGCGGCGCCTGTGCGCGGCGTTGTAGGCGATGAAGGCCAGCAGCGTCTTCGTGTAGCCGACGCGCTTGCTCTTGCGAACCGTGACTTCCTCGATGTCGTCGTTGCTGAAGGCGTCCATCCAGCCGCGCTGGAACGGGTAAGCCTGCCAGCGGCCCTGAACGTGGCTGCTCTCGGCGCTCAGGACGAAGTTCTCGGCGGCCCAGCGCGACAACGACATGGGCGGCACCGCGCGCAGCGGCGCCATGCCGGCCGCCACCGCAGCGTTGATGGCGCGCCTAGTCTCAGTCGGGATCGGACTCATCGTCCAAGCCCTCGAGCTCAGGCTCGTCGTCGCTTTCCAGTTGCTGCGCTACCAGTTCTGCAGTCGCACGCACCCACTCGTTGCGCGCCTGCGCGATCACGACAGCCACCTGATCCCGCTCGTCCTCCGTCAGCCGAGGACACGTCTTGCGCAGGTGGCCCGGCAGGTGCTCGAACCGCTCCGCCACGGCCTGGCTGGCGGTGGCCAGCACCTGCGACAGCAGCGCGATGGATGCGTACTCGCCGCGCAGGACGGCGTTCTTGATCTCAAGGCCGGCGCGCTGCTCACGCGCCAGGGCGGCGCGCTCCTGCACCAAGTCGAGCGGGCCATCCGTGTAGCGCCCTGCAGCCTGTTCGCGCAGTCGCGCCACCACCAGGCGCACCCAGTCCAGCAGCGTGCCGTCAGCCGGCAAGACGCCTTCGGTGATCCACTGCGATACGCGCGGCGGCGTCACGCCGAGCACTTCGGCAAGTTCCTGCTGCGTGCCGGTGCGGCGTAGTGCTTCTGCGGCGGTCACGTTATCCCCTTAGTGGGCGCCATGAAACAGGCAGAGGCCGGGCTCCGAATCACC